GAGAGCGCCTCTCTTAAACTTGATACCTGCCTCAGAAAAGTCGATTTCCTGCCAGGTTTCCTCATCTATTTCCAAATCTTCAGACAGTTTGCCGAGCCACATTCTGCTCTGCACCGTGCTGCCAATTGTTGCCACGGCATGGCCGTATTCAGGGTCAATGAAGTAATTACTAGACCTGACTAGGACCCGGTAGTCACCACTAGGAGAGCAGGCTATCGATGGATTAAACGCAGACCACCGGGTGTCACTTTCATCTGCAAATCTTCGGATACGCCAAGTGCTTCCACCAATACTGGCAAAGGTGGTTCCGTCAAATGAGGGCGTCGAGGTCTCCATGTCTAACTATCATCATAGCCCAAGGTCTGTAGAATCTGCACATGGAGTCAAAAACAGTCGCGACCGACTATCTACTAACTGCTAAAGACCGCTGTGATGCCTGTAATGCTCAGGCATACGTATACGTCGCCTTTGAGTCAGGAGACCTTCTGTTTTGCCTTCATCATTGGAAAGCGCATAGTGAAGCTGCTAAAGCAACGCTGACTGACCTCGTTGACGAGACTGAAAGACTGCTTATTAGATAGTTCCCAGGTTGGCAAGTAGCCTCTCAAACGCGGTAGTCCGCATCAGTCATCTTTTCATGATTATTGTAAGATGATGATGCCAGATATATAACGAAAGAGGCACAATGAGCTGCTGTCCTCCCGCTGGAATCTACAATATAGTCGCTGACCAGGGCGCAACTCTCTCGCGCGTCATCACCTGGAGAGACTCGGCAAGAAATCCTTATAACATCACTGGATATACCGCCCGCATGCACGTCCGCTCTACAGTAGAGTCCGCAACCACTATTCTTGAACTAACTACAGCCAATAGCAGAATCACACTCGGCGGCGCGACTGGCCAGGTCACTCTGACAGTTACCGCTACCGACATGACTGCAGTTCCAGCAGGCAAGTACGTTTACGACCTAGAGCTAGTCTCATCTACAGGCGTCGTATCTAGACTCGTCCAAGGTAACTTTGCAGTTCGTGGCGAGGTAACTAGATAATGTCAGTAGAGTTTGAAGACAAGCCTAATCACATCCACATCGACGAGCGTACCAATAGAGTAGACATCTCTTATGGCGGTCCGCAAGGTGCGCCAGGTGCCCAAGGTACCCAAGGTATCCAAGGTGTTCTAGGTGTGCAAGGTGCAACAGGCACCCAAGGTCCGATTGGAATTCAAGGAGCCATTGGAACTCAAGGTAGTCAAGGTACTACAGGCGTCCAAGGCCTGACAGGCGCAACCGGTCTTCAAGGCGTCCAAGGTCTACTCGGTATTCAAGGTGGAATTGGCGCACAAGGAGTCCAAGGTACACAAGGTACACAAGGTCTGCTTGGTATTCAAGGCACACAAGGTGTTCAAGGTACTCAAGGTGCTCAAGGAATTCAAGGTTTGCACGGCCTACAAGGTGTTCAGGGAACACAAGGCGTTCAAGGAACGCAAGGCCTTCTAGGAATCCAGGGTTACACCGGTCCTCAAGGCGTGTCCATCAACTTTATCGGCACAGTCGCTACACCTGCCAACCTTCCATCAAGCGGCAACACAATAAACGACGCATACATCGTCACATCAGACGGCGACCTCTACGTCTGGAACGGTTCCGCATGGAATAGCGTCGGGCAGATTGTCGGACCTGAAGGTGCACAGGGTACTCAAGGTGTAACAGGACGTCAAGGTACCACCGGCGCACAAGGCTTGACTGGTCTTCAAGGCCTAACTGGAATCCAAGGAGCAGTCGGCACGCAGGGTTCAACTGGAGCTCAAGGCGTCACCGGAATGCAGGGCGCGACTGGAACTCAAGGCCTTGTCGGCGCACAAGGAACACTCGGTGCGCAAGGTGTTACCGGTACTCAAGGCGCATTAGGACTTCAAGGTTCAATCGGCCAAACCGGTCTTCAAGGTACAGAAGGTACTCAAGGCCTTACTGGACTTCAGGGAAGCACCGGAGCTCAGGGCTCAACAGGAACACAAGGCCTCACCGGTCTGCAAGGTCTACTAGGTCTTCAAGGCGTAACAGGTACTCAGGGAGTTACTGGAACACAGGGAGCAGTCGGAACTCAAGGCACTACCGGAGCACAAGGACTAATCGGTATTCAAGGTACTCAAGGAGTACAGGGCGCAACCGGTGTTCAAGGCCAACTAGGCGTTCAGGGAATCACTGGTGAAGGTACTCAAGGTACAACTGGTTTGCAAGGAACTACCGGTAATCAGGGAACTACTGGAACCCAAGGCTTAGTCGGCTCTCAAGGTACGACAGGCACCGACGGAACCCAAGGCACGACTGGCGCCACTGGTATTCAAGGCACAACTGGTACAACAGGTGACACAGGTGCGCAAGGTACAACAGGACTCCAAGGCATCGTAGGTCTTCAGGGTGTAGAAGGTCTACAAGGTCACACAGGTTCCCAAGGAACAACCGGCCAGACAGGTCTACAAGGTCTTCTTGGCCTTCAAGGAATCACCGGTGCAACAGGCGATACTGGTGTTCAAGGTGCAACAGGCTTACAAGGCCTAACCGGCCAGCAGGGAACAATCGGTTCTCAAGGCGTAACAGGTATTCAAGGTGCGGTTGGAACTCAAGGCGCACTTGGTCTCCAAGGCGTGACAGGCACACAAGGCGCCACTGGAACTCAAGGTCTACTCGGTCAGCAAGGTGTAACAGGTACTACTGGTGACACAGGCGCGCAAGGCACAACTGGTACTACAGGAACTCAGGGTACAACTGGAACAACCGGCGACACAGGAGCGCAAGGCACAACTGGTACTCAAGGTGCGACTGGTACTCAAGGTCTTATTGGAAGCCAAGGCACAACCGGAATTCAAGGCGTTGTAGGTGCACAAGGAACTACAGGTAGCCAAGGCACAACAGGTGAAACCGGAGCTCAAGGTCTAACAGGTCTACAAGGTATTCAAGGCGTAATCGGTCTTCAGGGAAATACCGGAATTCAAGGTCTAACCGGATTCCAGGGAACTCAGGGTCTTTCGATTCAAGGTCTTCAGGGTGTAGACGGAACTGCAGGTGCAGGCGGAGCTCAGGGGTATTACGGTTCGTTCTACGACATGACCGACCAACCACTCGCCTCTACTTCTGTAGCTCAGGTTATTGCAATCGGGTCCACGTCCGAATCAAGCGGCGTGAGTATCCAAAACGGTGATGAAATCACTTTTGCTTATGCTGGAACTTATAGCTTTACATTCTCTATTCAAATTACCAACTATGCTAACTCCGTAGAAAAAGCAGTTTTTTGGCTAAAGACTAATAACGTTGACTACCCTGATTCGGGTACTGAGATAGACTTACCGCCACGTAAAAGCGCGGGTGTACCTAACCGTCAAATAGTGACAATTAACTACGTTGCAACCGCAACAGCGGGACAACAGGTACAGGTCTATTGGTCTGGCTCAAGCACAGACCTTCGAGTAGAGTCTCTGCCTGCTGGAACATCTCCAGTGTCTCCAGCAGTGCCTTCAATTATTCTTACCGCTGTGCAGGTCATGTACACCCAACTCGGCCCTCAAGGTGTAAACGGTATCCAAGGCTTCACAGGAATTCAAGGCGCGCAGGGAACACTTGGTCTGCAAGGCTTTGTTGGTACTCAAGGCGTAACAGGCCTACAAGGAACTACCGGAGCGCAGGGTACGCAAGGCGTTCAAGGCTTACTTGGTCTGCAAGGCGTCCAAGGCATCCAAGGTGTTCAAGGCACAACAGGTTCACAAGGAACAACTGGTAGCCAAGGTACACAAGGTACACAAGGCGTTCAAGGTACTACTGGTATTCAAGGTCAGACCGGAACTCAAGGTCTAACTGGTAGCTTTGGTGGCGCAACATTTGATTATGAGTTTGACTCCGGAACTACACACACAACCATTCTTGGAGACGGCCTCTTTAGATTTAACAATGCCACTCCAGCAAGTGCTACAGAACTTTACATAGCTTTCGTTGACGACAACGCAGTAAATATTTTCAACTTCTTACAAACTATTGACGACTCAACATCTCAAATTAAGGGTACGTTCAAAGTTACAAAAGAAGCTGACACCAACGAGTTTGCTTTCTTTAGCATCACCGGAAATCACTCACATCACGACGACCACTTCCACGTACCAATCGCTTATGTTAGCTCTAGCTCATTTACTCCAGCAGATGGAGAAAAGTTCTACATCACCTTCCAACGTACCGGCGACATCGGAGACACCGGTGCTCAGGGAACTCAAGGTATCACTGGTCTTCAAGGCACAACTGGAACACAAGGTACTAGCGGCACTAACGGTCTAAATGGTGCTCAGGGAACACAAGGTACTCTCGGACTCCAAGGCTCGACCGGCTCACAGGGAACTACAGGCACACAAGGTGTAACTGGAACAACTGGTAACACTGGAGCTCAGGGAACTACAGGCACGCAAGGTGTACAAGGCACGATAGGTGCGCAGGGAACTAACGGTACTCAAGGTGCGCAAGGTCTTCAGGGCACGACAGGTACTCAAGGAACTTCAGGAACTAATGGAACTCAAGGTGTTCAGGGAACACTCGGCCTACAAGGTGTTCAAGGTACTCTTGGTTTACAAGGTGCAACTGGTTCTCAAGGAACTACCGGAACAACTGGTAACACAGGTGCAACTGGTTCTCAAGGAACTACTGGAACTCAGGGTACTACAGGTCTCCAGGGCACGACCGGTCTACAAGGTGCAACAGGTACGCAAGGAGCGACAGGACTTCAAGGCCTCACCGGCATTCAAGGCCTCACCGGACTTCAAGGAACTACAGGCACTCAAGGAACTACAGGTACTCAAGGAGTCGTAGGTTCTCAAGGAACAAGCGGTACTAACGGAACTAATGGAACCCAAGGTACAACTGGTACGCAAGGCGCAACAGGAACTCAGGGATTCACCGGTCTTCAAGGTACTACTGGTCTACAAGGGACATCAGGCACTAATGGAACTAACGGTGCCCAAGGAACAACCGGTCTTCAGGGAACTTCAGGCACCAACGGAACTAATGGAACAAACGGTGCACAGGGAACTACAGGAACTCAGGGCCTAACTGGACTCCAAGGCACACAAGGTACGCAAGGTACAACTGGTCAAACTGGTCTACAAGGCCTCACAGGACTTCAAGGTCTTACCGGTACGCAAGGCACGTCAGGAACTAACGGCACTAACGGAACTAACGGTGCACAAGGTACTCAAGGCGTTCAGGGCGTTCAAGGAACACGGGGAATTCAAGGTCTAACAGGAGCAGACGGCGGCCAGCTTACCGCAACCAGCTACACAGCAATCGGTGCTCTTGCAGGTGACCAAGCAATTACAGTTTCAGGTACCGACACTCCAGTCTCCTTTGTTGACTACGCCGACCCACAAGGCTGGTGGAACCCGAGCACAAAGCGCTTCACCCCAACTATCGCCGGCTACTACAACATCACGTTCCAAGTTCTGTGGACCGCACTAAACAGCACGAGCCAAACAAATGCGCAGATTCGTAAAAACGGAAACTCTGAAACTATTCAGCAGAGAACACCAGACGCGAGCAATCCGTACTTTATGTCGGCAACCAGGGTCGTCTACCTAAACGGTTCTACCGACTACGTTGAGTTTACAGTTTGGTCACCGGTTACCACGCAGTCTATTAGTCAGGGTAACGCAGCTGGAAGCGGCACGAACTTCTCAGCAACACTCATTACCAGCGGAACTGTTCAAGGTACCACCGGAGCAACTGGTATCCAAGGTCTAACCGGTATCCAAGGCGCAATAGGAACAACTGGTAACACCGGTTCACAAGGAACAACTGGAACCACCGGCTCAACCGGTCTACAAGGTACGACAGGTACTCAAGGTACGACAGGCGCTCAAGGCACTTCAGGCACTAATGGAGCTAACGGTTCACAAGGTACAACAGGAACGCAGGGTCTGACAGGTCTTCAAGGACTAACAGGTCTTCAAGGGTTTACCGGCCTTCAGGGAACGTCAGGTACAAACGGCACAAACGGTGCGCAAGGTACTTCTGGAACCAACGGTGCGCAAGGTACTTCTGGTACAAATGGTACTAATGGTGCACAAGGTACGACTGGTACACAAGGTCTAACTGGTACTCAGGGTACGACAGGTATGCAAGGTGCGACCGGTACTCAGGGACTTACCGGTTTGCAAGGTCTTACCGGCTCGCAAGGTACAACAGGTGCACAAGGCGTTCAAGGTACTAGAGGACTTCAAGGCACAACCGGAGCCGAAGGCTTAGGCTATGCAGGTGTAACAACTACTACTTCTACAGCAATTTCACTAGGCTCTAAGAATCTCAACGTAGATGGATACACCGGCTCATACGCTGCAGGAAACCGAATAAGACTTACTGGGTCAACGGGTAACTACATGGAGGGCGTAATCTCTTCAGTAACAAACAACACAAGCCTAATCGTAAACATAGACCTAATTAGTGGTTCTGGTACGTTCACGTTCTACGTGGTAAGTCTTGCAGGTGACCGTGGTACTCAAGGCACTACAGGAAGTCAAGGTACTACAGGTACCCAAGGACTAACCGGTACACAAGGTCTCACTGGAACTCAAGGTAGCCAAGGTGACAAGGGTGGTCTGCGCTACAACTTCGACACAACTGTTACAATGGCCGATGGCGGCCAAGGCATTATTCGATTCAACAACGCAACCATAAACTCCGTAACTGCAATCTCTATCGACGACTTTACTGTTGAAGGTACAAACGTCAGTGACTACATCCTCACCTGGGACGATTCAACCAACACCACTGAGGGTCACCTAGTAATTCAATCGAATGCTAATAGCGACAATACCTACGCTGTCTTTGCCATCACCGGCCTAACTGACAACGTCGGCTGGGTTCAGCTAGCAGTTACGTATGTCTCTGGTACTCTGCCTTCTAACGGTGAACAACTAGCTCTCAGCTTCTCGCGTGCAGGTAACGTCGGTGCACAAGGTACTACGGGTCTTCAAGGAACTACGGGTCTTCAAGGCCTGACCGGGTTCCAAGGTACTACAGGTATTCAGGGACTTACTGGTACTCAAGGCACAACAGGAACACAAGGAACTCAGGGAGTTCAAGGGGTTCAAGGCAGACAAGGCACAACAGGAACTCAGGGCATCAGCGGAGCTAACGCGTACCTAGGCAGCACTCAGCTAGGAACGGCTCCTTTCACAGCTAACACAGTTGCGAACATCTCCGCCATCACCGGTATCGCAGGCACTAACAGTATCTTTATTCTAAGTCCTAACGACAATGCAGGTATAATTCGACTTAATACTGGTACCGCCGCGCCTACTGGTAATTCAGGTGACATACGAATCCAAACAGGTGCAGGTGGAAGCACGTCTGGTAGCTCAGGCACCATCGGCATAGAGGTCGGAACCGTCACATCTGGTACTTCAGGTGAGATTCGTATTGGTGTTGCAAACGCCACATCTTCAATTACAATCGGTAGAACTGCAGCTACCATCTCACTAACCGGTGCAATCGCGCTAAACCAGGCTACAAACGCACAAACCGGTACCACATATACGCTAGTGCTTGCAGACAACGGTAAACTTGTTGAGATGAACAACGCATCGGCTAACACGCTAACCATTCCTCTAAACTCTAGCGTAGCCTTCCCAATCGGAACACAGATTACGGTTATCCAAACAGGTGCAGGCAAAACAACGGTAAACGTCTCATCCGGTGTCACACTAAACGGCACTCCACAAGGAACGGCTAACACCGCAGTTCTTCGTGCACAGTGGTCATCGCTAACACTTGTCAAGCGAGGCACAGACACCTGGATTGCCATCGGAGACTTGGTAACCTCCTAATGCCAATTAGACCAGCAGCATCAGCAGGGCGCCAGCCAACCGCACCAACAGGCGTGTCCGCATCGGCCGGTAACGGTTCTGCAACGGTGTCTTTCACAGGCTCTAGCTACTCCGGTAAGCCAAGCGGTACCGCAGTGTATCAAGCAACGTCTTCTCCAGGCGGTATAACAGGGACCAACACAGCTTCACCAATAACTGTTTCTGGACTCAGTAACGGTACAGCATACACCTTTACCGTAGCCGCAATCTCTGGTGTAGTCCGCTCTCCTGAGTCATCAGCGAGCGGCTCAGTAACTCCAGTAGCTCCTCCGCCACCTCCGCCACCTCCGCCACCTCCTCCGCCGCCGCCACCTCCGCCACCTCCTCCGCCGCCGCCGCCAACGTGTAGACCTCCTTGCCCGTCCGGATGCACATGTATCGGAGGTTCGACCTGTATCTGCGAATAGCAGTAAGTGTTGTAATATGGTATAGCACAGAGGAGGTCTAATCATGAAAAAATATGCACTTGCAGTAGAAGTCGACCCGTCTGGGCTCTTTGAAGTGTTTGAGATTCTAGACGTACCTGACAGTTTCCCGAGAGTCCAAGCAGTTTGGTCAGAGGGAATCTCTAAAGGAGTGCCATCACTTATTAGAGTATCTGGCGTGCCTGGAATATCTAGCGGAGACAGCTATGTCAACGGCGAGTTTATAAATAACAGCGAAACTCACCGTGCAGTCTTATCTGACGCAAAAGAGGTTTTTGCCTGTGTTTCAGACTCTACAGTCTACGGACACATGTCAGTAGAAGCAAACACTTTTACGGCAACAAAATACCTTGCCGCAACCGAGGGCAAGACTATAGTTTTTGACGCTACTGACGACCCGGATATAGTCTTAGGTGCAATATGGGACGGCACTAAAGTCATTACAGGTTAGCCTAAACAAAATAAGGAGCATCATGTCTAAATGGTCGGAATGGAAAGACAGTCTTGGAGAATCTCGTCCGTGGCATGCCTTAGACCCAAACAAAAAAGTAAGTGATAAATCGTTAGCAGAACTTCGCCTAAACACATGCCTAGGTTGCGAGCACTTAAATTCACTGACAAAGCAGTGTAAGCTGTGTCTATGCTACATGCCGCTAAAGACAACTCTTGCTAGTGCCGAGTGCCCGCTGGCTAAATGGGGAAAAGAGGAATAGATGACATACATAAAAGTGTGGCAGCATGTCGGCTCGGTAGATTACCCAATAATCCAACCTGCCAAGATTCAAAGAGAAATCTTAGACAAGACTTACAACAAAGTTGGCTATAGCTGCACACCTGTGACAGTTGCAAACCAGCACGGCTGGTGGTTTCTTTTGCCACAAGACGTGGTCGTTGAATGGAATGGACTCCGTGAAGGGATAGAAGGAGAACGCAGCGATAACATCAAGATTCTTGAGGGTGAGTATTTTCAAGGACTTAGAATTGCCACTACAGAATCCGGTGTCGGCCAACTTAGCTTTTTTCTAAACTGTTCGATAGAAACCGACGAAGACCACTACATAATAATCTCAGGTCCACCAAACTATTTTCACGAAGACGCAAAGCCTCTAGAAGTTGTGTGGAGGTCTGACTTTTTCAATTATCACGAAGTAACTTTCAATTGGATAATTACTAGCAAAAATAAAAAGGTGACCTTTGCAAAAGGCACGCCTATAGCATTTATAAAAAACTATCCTAAAGCCTTGCTAAATCAAACCGACTTCTTCATAGCAGACTTAGACGACAATAAGCAGCTGAAAGAAGACACCAAAGCCTATACGCAACAAAGAGTAGACTGGCCTAAAAATAACGACCCTAACAAGTTTAGGTACTGGTACAGGCGTGCAATAGGGCCTGGATATAAAAAAATGACAGAAGACCAAATCATGCTCAACCTAAAAGAGCCAAAGCGAGAGGAGTAAAGAGACACCATGAAAGAATACAGAGGAGTAACAGCAGAACACTTCCTCACCAGCGAGGAAATTGAAAAGATTTTGGCTTTTGCTAGAACTACAAATTCATGGGAAAGACACCAGGCCGGAAGTTTTTGGGACAACAGAGTGATTAGTGCACAACAAATACACTCAACGTATAGCAAAGAAGTCGGAGCTCTGCTCTTTGAAATTAGAAATAGAATGGCTGAAAAGATTAAAGAGCAGTACCATGTACCAGAGATTTATGCTGACGTTGTTGTTTTAGCTAGGTGGTTCCCTGGCCAGGAGCAAGCACCACACGCTGATGACATGAGAAACGTTGATGGCCATGAGGCTTTTCATCATAGAGAGTTTGGCAGTGTTCTATACTTGAATGAGGACTACCTCGGAGGTCACACCTACTACCCAGATTACTCTATTGAGGTTACTCCAAAAGCAGGGATGTTGGCGGTCCATCCTGCCGGCCCAGACCACCTTCACGGAGTGACAAAAGTCGAAGATGGGATGCGATACACCGTTGCGTCTTTTTGGACGACAAACAAAAACTTCTCAGACCAATGGAGTTTAGAGTAACTCTTTTGCGCCGGCTTATAGCACTTATCTAATCCACAGCATTCCTACGTCAGCTGTCTGCCTAAGCCCAGACTTTAGCCATCCAGAGCTTTCCCAATTTTCAGCTCTGACGGCACGTAGCATCTTCAGCGGGTTTCCATTTGGCTTTATTTTTAGCCACATACCTTCAGGCCTGACAAGATGGTGTTCTATAAATTGAAGTTGAAACTCGGTGTACCCGATTGAGTGCAAGTATGTCAACTGCTTGTCGTGCTCATCAAGAGTTTCCTCTGTCCACTCAAGTGCAAGCTCACCTGAATACTTAGTCATGCCACGAAGCACAGACCACTCTGCACCCTCAACGTCAATCTTCGTCAAGTCAGGCATTCCATAAGTATCTACAAGCCAGTCCATGGTGCACGTTGACACACTTATAGTCCTGAACTCTTTGCCGTTGTAAGGCATTGCAGGGTCGGTTAGCCATGATTTTTCTGTAGTTGACAAGCCGTCTTCTGCGCATTCATAGAACTCAATTCGTCCATTGTTTGAGTCTGACACTGCAAGACGAAGTGGAACTACGTTTGGCTCATAGATAAAGTTTGCTACAAGTTCAGAAAACACCCTAGGAGCAGGTTCTAGGGCGATAACCTTGTAACCAAGTCGAAGTCCAGCAACAGTAGCGTCTCCTCGATTAGCGCCAATGTCAAACAGCAGCATCGTGGTTCTCGATTCTCTTGATGTTATCCTCGACTGCCGAGCGGTAGAGAACTGTAAGGTCTTTCTGGTCAACTAGCCATTTAAGAATTGCCAGACTCTCCTCAGCCCGTCCAATCCACCACGCACTAATAGCTCTCTGAAACGCAAGAACATAGCTGCCGTCATAACCGTCGATACTGACTGGAAGACTTTGTAACGACTGTACTCCTAGAAACTTTTGTCCGAGGACAGCAAAAGTGTAGGCTTCCTGCCAGCTCTGCTTTTTTTCATAAAAACGTGACATTAGAAAGTATGCTTCAGGCCTGTCAGGCAGGTACGCCATTGCCTGAAGAATCACGTTTGTAACAGTCAAGTCTCTGTTCTTTTGGCCGTCAATACAGATTGAGACACGCAACAGCGACGAGTATGCAGCAAGTGTATCGCTATCATGTCCGTACTCAGCTGCTCGCAGATAGAAACCTACTGCCGATGCTGTCTGCCCAAGTTTTTCGTACTCGGTCGCTATTAGAAGATTCTTCATCGGGTTTAGCGGGTCTTCAGATGCCTCTACAACTAGTCTCTCAATTACGTCGTTAGAACTCATACTTAAGCGCCTCAATGATTAGGTCTTCAACTACAGCCTTAGGCGTACGCAGTACAAATGCTGCGTTATCCTGAAAGCCAAAACTGATTAGTAGGTCTTCTCCATACTTAGCGGCACCAGCAACAAACTCGACACGACCTTCAAGAAACGTTAGGGGATTAGGTGATAGTCCCACCATGTTGAATTGTTCGTCCCAAACAACAAGGCGGTGACGGTAAATGCCGTCTTTTTGGACTAGGTAATTCTTGAACAAGTCTACCTCATGAGTAATAGCAATGTAGACGTTTCCCCACCGCACAACTTGAGAGCCGCCTCGCTGGTCCTTAGGTGGAGTCAGTCCTTCACGTAGTGATACCTGCTCACAACGAGCTGGCAAGTCAGGCCAAGTTCTAACTACTTCAGTCGGTGACGTCCACTTCACAAAGTGGAAAGGCTTATCAAGAATCGGCATCCAGTTTTTTTCACAGTATGATGAGTTGTCTTTAGGTGCCGGAATCCTCATTCTAGACTTCTCAGTGACTTTCCATGTCTTCTCATTGATTACTATTTCACTGAGTTCCATGCGGCCTTCACCGTGAGTAGTGGTGTCACGACGGACGCCGATGATGTAGTACTTGCCGTCCCATTGGACTAGGCGACAATCCTCTTCGCCAGTAAACTCCCATAGTGGAGTAACGTCATGCTTAGAAGTGTCAACAACCGAGTTGTGGGTCATCGAAAGATTCGAGTCAAGTTTGCAGATGTAGTTCGTCGTTCGCAGAGCCTGGTCTTGCTCTGGGTGTAGATATGACAGAGGTCCCCAGCGACTAGGAAAGCGCTGACGATTTTCAGAGTGGTAAAGTGTGTAGTTTACATGTCGCAAGTTTACAAGAATCTCGTTCTTGTCATTTACAAACACAGATGGGTTCATTAACCCGGTGCCCGATGTCAATCCCTCAGAGATTACTAAAGGAGCCAGCTTGCCTCCATGGGCTACAGCTTTTTGGACTAAGTTAGTGTCTGTCATTGTTCTTTCATTTTAGCACGGTCCCTCCTCACAAACACAACTCCGTTGTGCTTTTCTTCGCAACATCTTGCTAGCGACGGGACCACATAAACCACGTTACAAATAGTGCAACGATAAGGGTCAGGCGGTGCATTTTTAGTTTTATCCAAGGCACACCTTACGAGTATTCATTAGGTAGTTACATAGTACCACCGCCAGACGCACGCTACGCCGAGAACCGCACCGCAGTGCCGCGTGGTGACATGTAGAGACACTCAAAGCACCTAGACAGTGGCAAACAAGTACTCAGGTTAAAAGGTAAGAGGCCGGAACTTTCCGACCTCTTCCAGATGCCTACTCTCTCCCAAGGCACCACATGAACTGCACTACTATTTTATGACTTTTCAGGCGGGTTTTCGCCAGATTCCGCAGCTGTTTCTTGAAGATTTGCTTCTTGTTCAAGGCGTGCTTGAAAAATAATGTTCTTCTTAAAGTTGCCAGCAAACTCATACTCTCCGGCATGAGTAATCTGGACCCATGGAGCGGCGTAGACCTTGTTTCCAAGTTTCTGCCACTGACGGCAGAAATAGAAGTCTTCTGATAAAAGAACTCCTAGTTCATCAATTTCAGTTTTGAAGAACTCAATGACTCTATTTTCAAAGTTCATAACTCCGTCGTGGCCGTGGTGTGCATAGGTATCGCAGTGAGGAGTCATCTGCTCAAACACATTGCGACTGATAAACATCATTCCAGTTCCAACGTTGTCTACTTCTAGTGGCTCATCTATAACTACTCTGGTGGTGCCTTGTTTCAAGTTTGCTGAGAAGAATCCAGAGTAACTAGCAAGGTCTTCCTCACCACGAAGAACAGCTTCACGAACTCTTGCCCAGTTAATGTTTTTCATTGGATAGATGGCGCCAATTAGGTCTACACCAGACTCAACCATTTTTATTACGTGCTCCACATTGAATGAGTGGTCGGCATCTATAAATAAAAGCGCTTCATCGTCAGTGCTTAGAAACTCACGGACAAGCGCATTTCTTCCACGAGTGATTAGACTTTCATTGTAGATTTTTAGATACCTAACCTGGTGCCCACGGTTAGACAACTGGAAGATTAGGTTGATTAGCGCCTCTGTATAAACACCTTTACAGTTTCCTCCATACATTGGAGTAGCAATGGATAGCTTCATTTCGTTGTCATCTTTCTATTCTCCGTGGTGCACTATTGAGTATTCTAGCTCACGTGCAATCTGTACTTCTAAGCATGCGCCTTCGCTCAGTTCCCAGCCAGGCAGCGTGACTAGGACGTCGCACTCAAGTAGTCTAACTATAGACTCGCGTATGTATTCAGGTCTAGTTCTGGTAGCGTCTCCACCGAAGAATTCAGCAGGATTACATACCTCGTGGCCATCAGCTCTAAGTTCTTTAGCCATAAAATTGAATGAAGGATAGTTGTAGTCTTCTATGCCTGTCATTGGCCCGCTGATGTACACCCGCATTTTTACCTCGCGAATCGATTAGCCATTTGCCAGTCAACCTCTGATGAATGCACAGCTCTAGGAAGCAACGAATAGCCAACCAGTTCTGCACGCGCACCTTGACCAACAATTTCCTGGCCGCGGTCTGACAATTTACGGTGGAACGCAATCTGTGACATCGCTCTTTCGCCACGCTCTTCTGACCAGATTCTGTAGATTGCGTAAAGAGCCTTTACCGGTAGAGACGCGCCAGGCAATTCCTTGACTTCTTCATTTAGGAACATACCGATTCGGTCTTCGTTCTTACGGTAGATGTCAGACGCGTTGCTAACTGCAGTACACCAGCCTAGCGGGTCGCGTGCCTGAGAACCTAGATACTTGATTGCGCCTTCTACTGCCCAGGCCAGGACTGCAGGAAGTGCACCTTCTGGGTCGAACAAGTAAGCCTTCAAGTCTGGGTCTGGATTCTCAGGAACGAACGACCAAGGAATCGGACGTAGACGACGCCACATCGCTTCATCATTGATGATAGGACGGTGGTTAGTTGTAACCCAAAGCTTGGCTTGCGAGCTAAACGTAAACGGCTTCTCACCAGGCGAACGAGCAGAGATTTCAGATGAACCAGTCAGCTTCTTAACTGAGTTTTCTTTCATGCGCTCGCCGTCTGGCAACTCGTCAACCCAAACCATGCGACGACCACGAAGCTCAGCCCAGTGATAAAGGTCAGAGCCGTGCGACTGTGCATCACCTTGTGCAAGAATACTTGAGTCCAGAGGCCACGCGTACTGCTGCGTACCTAGACACTTGACAATGGCTTCAACAAAAGTGTTCTTACCAGAACCTGGAGGACCGTAGACCAAGAACATAACGTCTTGTGTACGCAAACCAGTGAGTGAGTACCCAGCTGCGCGCTGAATCCAGTCTTGCAGTTCCTTGTCTCCGCCAGTTGCAAAATCGACAAACTGGTTCCATCTAACGTTGCTTAGTCCAGGCGTGTACGCGACAGGCGCACGACGCGTGATGTATAGGTCAGGACGTCCTTTGAGAAGTTCACCTGTACGTAAGTCGACAACACCGTTTGCAACACCTAGTAGATGTGCATCGTTGTCCCAGTTGTCAACACCTACGACGACACGAGGGTCAGATGTGGCAGATTCAATTGCGCCAGCAAGACGTCCGTTTGACTTTGCTTGCTGTGCCCACTTGACGACTTCTGACTGCTTGTCAGAGTCTTCGTAGTTGACTACTTCAGAAGCAATGACCGTTGCAAGGCGCTTTGAAAGCTCACGCATTTCTAGTTCTTCAACGTCAGGCTTCCAGTAGGTGCCGTCCCAGTGGAACCAACCTAGCCCAGGAGTGTAGCGAACTGCAGAACCAAACGTGTCTACTAGACGACGACCGTTACCAGTGTCGGATAGCGAACGCTTTCCAGGCGTACCACCCTCAGCATCACTAAGTGCGTCTGGGTCTTTAGGCACATCAATGTTGCTACCACTAAACGCACGTGAGACAGAAACACCGTTTGTGATTGAGCTGTATACTGCACCGCCTAGAGTTCCAGGAAGTGTTGTATCTGCAACGTGCGCGTCATCTGGGTCAGACGTTCCAACACGGTCTTCGGTATTGGTCCCCTTGAAACGTTCAGCTGTTTCGTTCTGTGAGCGTTGCGCCCATTCAGTTAGACCTGGCATTACACGGTCGAATCTAGGCTGAGATGCAACGAAGTCCATGGCTCGACGAGTGTGCATAATTACTGAGTTAGGCCCTTCGAGCTCCATTGGAGGGCGAACCTTCTCAGCGTTAAAGCGAATCATCAAAGTTTCAATGGCTAGACGCTTGTACTCAGTGTCACAACCCATCTTGTTTGCAAGTGCACAGGCGAGGCGATAGATTTCAACGGCACGTGAACCTTCGTCGATTCCCTCCTCGAGAACCTTGTCAATGTCAACGCGCTCTCCCTTGAACTCAAGGCCGTCCATGAATCCCCAGTCGCCTTCACCTAATGATGAACCGCTGCGACCAGTCTTTTTACGGATAGCTTGAAGCAGTTCTTCTGGTGCTTCAACCATTTCCATTTCCCATGGAGCCTGTCCTGGTTTCCACTCATAAGTTACACCTGAGAAGTGGCGGCTAGGCGCAAGCAAGACGTATCCGTTGTGCTTGATGTCAATTCCAGGAAGGTTAGAAGCCTTCAGGTTTCCAACTAGTTTTTCATTCGGGTCACACTTGTAGAACAGGTGGCGGCCACGAGCAATTTTACCATTGTATGAATACTCACCAGTCAGAGCTTCAACGGTCTTAGGAAGAGCGCCATTGACAAGTTCTTCAAACTTCTCAAAAGAGTCTTCACCGCCAGAGCGAGGGTCAACGTCAATGACCAAAAAGCCAGAAGGCTGCGCAAAAACGCCGATGTTCAGTTCTTCAGAGTTGTTCCACCAGGTAGACACTTGGTTCTGGTCAGCACTAGCAAATACCTGCCACTGATTAATGCTCGGGTGCTTCCCAATGTCTTTAGGTTCGTTGTGTGTGCCGTTACAAGTACAACGACCGTCAACAATTCCATAACACGGAAGCACTCGCCAGCCTTGCGATGCATACCAGAGTGCGCCTGGTTTTAGTCTACCTGCTGCGGCATCCCAATTAGTCATTACTGCACCTGCAGTTCTGCTGGAGCAGTGGATAGCATCGAGCTAATCCAGTTTTCGGCATCTGTGGCTAAGATGTAGACACGCTCTCGGCCTGTTTCAGTGGTCGTTTTGATGGCAGGAAGTTCTCCGTTACATGTAGCACGGACTACGGTTCTTGTCGGAATTCCGTAAGTCATGGCTACTGCTCTCACACTCATGCGTCGTTTTGTCTGTTCCATTTGTACCTCTCCTCTTATGACCATACCACAAAGGCGACAAGACCACCGTTTTTGAGGGTGATTCTATTTGCTAAGCGTCCTGTGTGTCCTGAATGTGCGACATTTGCGATGTTTGCAACATTTGTGGTGTTGCCACTATACACCGAGTAACCGTAAAAAACTACTATTTAGTGGTGTTTTGCGGCTAAGTTTCATAATTGACTTGATTTTGTCCGATGTAAAATTGACTCATTACTTGCCTTATGCCATGGTAGAGACCCGCCGGCATTCACATGACTAGGAATCTCCC